AATGATCATTATGGAACCAAAATGGAAATCTTTACTGGCTAATACGGTACAACCTATCTTCACTGGCAGCCAGTGCCAGGACATTATCAACATGGGCCATCAACAAAAAGCTCAAGAAGCTAAAGTAGGGTCTAACGATGGACCTATGGGAAAACACGATACTAAAAAAAGAGTTACTACTATCAGTTGGATTCCTTTTAAAGCACTCCCCGACATGTACACAATTATTGAAAAGACCATGAAACAAGTTAATGGAAACCATTTTGGTTATGAAGGAATGCAGATTACTGAGCCAGGACAATTCACTGAATATCCTAAAGGAGGATTTTATGACTGGCATATGGATGCTGAAGTGACTGGTCTGTATGAACCTCCGGTTCGAAAAATATCGATGACCATTTTACTTTCAAATCAATCTGAATTTGAAGGAGGAGATTTAGAATTTATGACCGAGGGTAATAAACCTCCTAATCTAATTCAAGGACAAGCTATTTTCTTTTGCAGTCTCCTCCGTCATCGAGTGAACAAAGTCAAGAAAGGTGTCCGACGTTCCTTGGTGATGTGGTTTGGAGGGCCTCCTTTTAAATGAACCGAGAAATTTTATTTCCTACTCCCATTTATATGAAAATGGTTAAGGATCCTCAAAAGATGAATAAGTATTTATTCCCTTTGATTAAAGCGTGGAGTAAAAAAGATAAGAGCGAGGAAAAAACAAATGCGGGAGGGGGCTGGCACAGCCCTACCGATATGAATCATAAAAAAGAATACAAACCTTTGATCACTGAACTTTTCGACATGCAAAATGAAATTTTTAAAGATTATGGTATGAAACCTAAACCAGGTTTAGGAAATATGTGGGCAAATATTAATTATCCAGGATCCTATAACAAGCAACATATGCATCCTAATTCTCAATGGTCTGGCGTTTATTACATAAAAGTACCTAAAAATTCAGGCACCCTTTGGATTGAAGATCCAAGACCAGGACCTAATCTTATAATGCCTGGACGACTGGAGAATCTTCCTAAGGCTTTATGGCGAGCAGTGAAATACCCTGCACTTGAAGGACAACTCATTATGTTTCCAGCCTGGGTACCCCATGGTGTAGAAATAAACAAGTCCAAAGAAAAAGGAGAAAAAGGCTGGCGCGTCTCGGTTTCTTTTAATTTTATCCAGGTGGTGGATGGTGTACCTACATTCAAATGATTCAAACTATTTATACAAAATTACCTATAGAAAAATTTTCGCATTTAACACGCCCGGAATTTATCAATGGAACTGAAAAAGCTTTTCATGATGCTTTAAAGGCTTCAATGTCCAAGTATGGGTTTAGGGATCCGGTTTATTGCTGGTATAATAGTAAGAGGTGGGAAGATAAAATAAAAATTATTGTAGGTAATAATCGAATGGTAGTAGCCAAAGAATTAAATATCCCTATTGTTCCTGCTGTTATTACAAATTTTAAAGCTGATGAATTTCCTCTGGAAGGACAAGTTCTTAAGACGGATGATGAGATCAGAGCTTTGTTTCATTTACCCAAGCAACTACAAATACGACGCAGCAAGAATGGATATATTGATCAGGTAATGGCTCCTCATTTTCCAACGGTAAAAGAGCATTATGTTTAAAAAGAAAAAATACCAGGTCATTAAAGGAGCTCTTTCCCAGCAGCTCGCCAATTTCATTTTTAACTATATGATGCTGCAGCGAGACGCTGTGGATTTTATGTTGAAACATAATAAAATTAATCCATCTAATCCTTTCATAGGAAGAAGAACTGATGAGCAAGTACCTGGAGCCTATTCTAAATATGGCGACTGGGTTATGGACACGTTGCTTCAGTATATGAGACCCATTATGAAAGAGAAAACAGGCATGGATTTAGTTCCAACGTATTCATATACTCGCATCTATGAAAAAGGAAATAAACTAAGAAGACATAAAGATCGACCAAGCTGTGAGATTTCCACCACCCTGCATCTGGGCGGAGATCCTTGGCCTATCTTTTTGGATCCATCAGGAGCCAACTTTGTGATCGATGAATTTAAAGAGATTCATAAACCTGGAGCTCCGACAGGAGTCCGCGTAGATCTTAAAGTAGGAGACATGTTGATTTATTCAGGCTGCGAACTCGAACACTGGCGTGAACCTTTTGAAGGAAACATTTGCTCTCAGGTTTTCTTACATTATAATCATGTCAACGGTCCCTTTGCTAAAACAAATCTCTTTGATAAACGCCCTATGTTAGGCGTCCCTAAGTAGTTGATCTCCTCAAAGATATAGTATATTTGTAATAGAAACGGATTTTTCTATGTTACATAAAATCAGGCTAATACCAGGATTAGATAAGCAGTCTTCTGATACAGGAGCTGAAGGTAAATGGGTTAATGCCGATTATACTAGGTTTCGTTATGGTTTCCCTGAAAAAATAGGGGGCTGGGAACAGCTAGTTAATAAAAATTTAATTGGTGCAGGCAGGGATCAACATACCTGGGTCGATTTAGCAGGTAATAAATACGCAGCTATTGGAACCAACAAATGTCTTTATATTTATTTTGAAGGAGCGTTCTACGATATCACTCCTCTTGATACCTCTCGTCAGCAGACGGGAGCGACTTTTACTTTCGATGGTACAACCACAGTCACTCTTACAACATCCACGGCCCACGGAGCAGAAGACGGAGATATTATTCTTCTTGACGGTGTTTCAGGAGTTACAGCTTTAGGGATAGGTTTTACAGATGCAGATTTTGAAGACATACTTTTTGAGGTAACCGACGTGCCAACTGCTACGACCATAGAAGTGACTATGGGAAGTGCAGCGAGTGGATCAGCCAGTGGTGGAACAACCACAATTGATTTTTATTATGTGATTGGTCCCCTTATTCAAACTTATGGATATGGCTGGGGCACAAATACTTGGAGCGGCACAACTATTCCTATTATTTCTACAACGTTGGATGGAGCACTGCTTAATGATGCCTATGGTACTGGAGGATCAGGAACCGATATTGATTTAGTTAGCACCACAGATTTTACTGCTGCAGGTATTATCCTAGTTGACTCTGAATTAATTACATATACTGGTATCACCGGCAACACC